CAAAATGTGATGCTATCAGGCATATATTTCGGGTTGATACTGTTTGGCTGAGCAGTTTCTTCTCCTCCGTGACCAAACCCCAATACATCAAACCGGAGTATGTCTTGAATATATATTTCTTTCTTATTCTCGTATAAATGGAAAATATAAGATTCGAGCAATTCTATCAAATAATCGATTGTTCTATTGGGTCCATATTTTTCTAAGAATTGTGGTATCGTGGTGGAATAATGGTTGCTCTTGATATCTTGATATGGAGTGGTACGCATGCTTTTACCGGTTCGGCTGTTATAGTAAAATCGCGATGATTTATTTGTTTCCGTGATTTTTTCCCATTTTTGTAGAAACCCCTTCTCGCGTAATAAAAACTTCATTGATTTTGGAGGTGACGATTCTTCTTTGTGTTTTTTTGCATTATGTGTTGATTCTTTTGTGGGACTCGGAGAACGTTCGCGTTTTGTACTCATTAACGCAAATGTTGGTATATAATATTATAACAACATTATCAGGACATAAGAGTTAAACCGAGTGCTCTAAAACTCCGCATTAAAATCAAACACGTCCCCAGCGACTTCCTTGTTCGCCATCGCATATTCACTGTTTGTGCGCTCGAAAAAATTGACCTTGCTATCGACGCTAATCAACTCCATGAAGTCCAGCGGGTTCGGAACTCCATAAATCTTCGGCACACCCAACTGGACGCACAAGCGGTCACCCACAAACTCCACATATTGCGACATCAGCTTCATATTCATACCAATCATTCGACACGGCAACGCAACCGTAATAAACTCCTTCTCGATTTCGACCGCCTCTCTCACAATATTTTGGACAATCATCTTGTCCGGTTTCTCCAACAACTTACCATAAAGCATAATCGCAAACTCCGTATGTAATGCTTCGTCGCGACTGATGAACTCGTTCGACAGTGTGAGTCCCGGCATTAGCCCGCGCTTCTTAATCCAGTAAATGGCGGCGAAACTGCTGCTGAAGAAGATGCCTTCGACGCACGCAAACGCAACGAGACGTGTGGCAAATGTTTGGTCGCCCGAAATCCATCTGCGGGCCCAATCCGCCTTTTTCTGGATACACGGGACGGTTTTAATCGCCGAAAACATTCGCCCGCGGGTATCGCGGTCCTTGATATAGGTGTCAATCAACAAACTGTACATCTCGGAATGAATATTTTCCATGGCAATTTGGAATCCATAAAATGCCCGCGCCTCGGCCAATTGGACGTCCGCCATGAAGCGCGTCGCCAGATTCTCCATCACAATTCCGTCGCTCGCCGCGAAAAAAGCCAAAACCATAGAAATGAAATATTGCTCGTCCTCATTCAATCGGCTCCAGTCTCCCAGGTCTTTCGACAAATCAACCTCCTCCGCGCGCCAAAAACAATCGACCTGTTTCTTGTACATTTTCCAGATATCCTCATCTCGCACTGGAAACATCACATAACGGGCTTCGTCTTCGTGTAAAAGGTAGTCAATAGCGGGTGCGTCGTCGTTCATCCTAAATAATATACTTGGTAGATTTTATGTCCTTATGGGAAAAATACTTAGCTCGAACTCCTTGGAAAAACGCGGCATTTTGAACGCACCGCACCGATTCATCGTTTGGAAACCCATAAATAATTCGCCAAAATATCTAAATGAACCAACTGGATTTAGACCAAAAAACCATATATAAAATGGCATTCATCTACAATTCGCTCGACCAGGGTTGGAGTGTCAAAAAACGCGACGGCAAATACATATTCCAAAAGTCGCATAATGGAAAACGCGAAATCTTCCAAGACGATTATTTAGAGAAGTTTATCACGCAGAATTCGTCGATGGACACTCTGAGGTAGTCGCGAATAGATGGACAATTTCGACTTTGTTCCGATTTTCGCCAGCAATAATACGCTCCATTTGTCGTGCGATTTCGTCTTCCAATAGAGGCAATCGCATATATAGCATCGGATTTACGGACTGACCGGCGTTGGTCAAATATTTGTTGGGGTTGAATACAATCAGTATCACTTTATGCGGCGTTGTACAATCTTCGCCCAATATCACATTCGGGTCGGCGGACACACATAGCACTGTATCAGCGATAACGATGCGACAATCGATGCGAGCTCCCGAAATATAGAGCGGCGATTCGTGGTGAAAACCATCAAAGCGGGAATCCACAAATTGATACGTTGCTTGTTGCTTGGAGCGATACATGGTCTGGAATGTGAGAGGGTCTTCTGGGAATAGGGTTACATAACAGGATGAGCAATAACCGCGAAACCACGAGTTCGACGGGTGTTCGCCACACGTGGGAACAACACACTTGGAAACATTTGTGCGCGGGCTCCGCGATATTGCCATATTTTTCATATCGGGTTCCTTGTGTTCGGCGCAAAAATGGGGGCGACCCAATTCAGTGCCATAAAGAGGACGATTTCGACACCCCACATATTTACAAATGCGCGGCATCTCTAAATAATGCCCCGACAATAAAAACTGCGGACACAACGTATTGATGTAGTCGGCGATTGTATGCGCATATATGACCTACCAAAACACCTAGACTGTTGTAGAGAAATTATATTTTATGCCCCAAATCCCGCTTTTTATAATCGCGTCTTTTGCGCGATTATTTAGGAAAAAATATGTTTCCGAAGTATATATAAAAAATGGGAGGAGCACTCATGCAATTAGTAGCCTACGGCGCACAAGACGTTTTCCTTACAGGAAACCCCGAGATCACCTTCTGGAAGGTATCTTACAGAAGACACACCAACTTCGCTATGGAGTCCATCGAGCAGACCTTCAACGGTCAAGCCGACTTTGGCCGCAGAGTTTCCTGCACCATCTCCAGAAACGGCGATTTGGCTTACAGAACCTATGTCCAGGTCACTTTGCCCGAGATTAACCAGTCTATGGGCGTCTCCGGCACTGGCCCTGTCTATGCCCGTTGGTTGGACTACCCCGGCGAGCAGCTCATTGCCCTCGTTGAGGTCGAGATCGGCGGCCAGAGAATTGACCGTCAATACGGTGACTGGATGCACATCTGGAATCAGCTTACCCTCTCTTCTGAGCAGCAGGCTGGTTACTACAAGATGATCGGACACACCACCCAGCTGACCTACTTGTGCGACCCCGCATTCGCCGACATCAACGGCCCTTGCGCTTCCACCGGTGGCCCCAGCCAGGTTTGCGCTCCCCGCAAGGCTCTCCCTGAGACCACCTTGTACGTCCCCCTCCTCTTCTGGTTCTGCAGAAACCCCGGTCTTGCTTTGCCCTTGGTTGCTCTCCAGTACCACGAGGTCAAGATTAACATCGACTTCAGACCCATTGGCGAGTGCTTGTGGGCTGTTAAGTCTTTGTCTAACACCACTAATGTTTCCCAGGCCGTCACCACTGCCTACCAGCAGTCCCTTGTTGCCGCCTCTATCTATGTTGACTTCATCTTCTTGGATACTGACGAGCGCAGAAAGATGGCCCAGAACCCCCATGAGTACCTCATTGAGCAGCTCCAATACACCGGTGATGAGTCTGTCGGATCTTCCAGTAACAAGATCAAGATCAACTTCAACCACCCCTGCAAGGAGCTCATCTGGGTTGTCCAGCCTGATGCCAACGTTGACTACTGCAATGCCTTGGAGGGTGGATCTACCTTGTACAAGGTCATGGGACCCCAACCCTTCAACTACACTGATGCCATTGATGCTCTCCCTCCCTCGATTGCCGTCTTCGGTGGTCAGACCGAGACCTCTGGTGTCAATGCCTTCATCTCCGGCGGTGTCTTCCAGATGGCCGGCGCTCTTGATGGTATTGTATCTGCTGCCCAGGGCAATGCCTCCGGCTGGGACCACTCCGTCCTCGATGCCGTTGATGGCACAACCAACAACGGTTCCCTCGTCTCCGACGCCGGCACATTCGTGCTCGCCGAGACTGCCCTCAACATGCACTGCTGGGGCGAGAACCCCGTCGTCACCGCTAAGCTCCAGCTTAACGGCCAGGACAGAATCTCTGAGCGAGAGGGTTCTTACTTCGACGTTGTCCAGCCCTTCCAGCACCACACCCGTGCCCCCGATACTGGCATCAACGTGTACTCATTTGCCCTCAGGCCTGAGGAGCACCAGCCAAGCGGCACATGCAACTTCTCCAGAATCGACAATGCTACCCTCCAGCTTGTCCTTTCTTCGGGAACTGTTGTTGGAACCAACACTGCCAAGGTCAGAGTGTATGCTTACTCTTACAATGTCTTGCGCGTGATGGCTGGTATGTGTGGCGTTGCATACAGCTCTTGAGCGACCTACACGTCATGTATTTTTAGTTATGTGCGGAAAGTCTCTTTATACTCATTTGATAAAAAACTGTTTTTTATTAAATATTTATTCATTATTTTGTTTGTTCTTGCGTAATTTTACGAGTTCTTCAGTGTGCCTTTTTTTATATTCTTCATTTCCATATTTTTCACGCATGGCTTGTCGCTGATTTTCCTTTTTAACCCGTGATGCTTCACGGATTTCTTCTTTGGATTTTTTATTTTTATTTGGAGTTAATATGTTTGTAATGTAAACAGTGGGTTCAACCTGTGTTTTATTCATTGAGTGTTCATATATTTTTTTAAAATGGTCGAAAAGAACATTATATTCCAAATCCTTTTTCATAAAATTACATTCACAACAGCAAGCATTTGTATTTGCCAAAGTATATCCAACATCATTATCAAACCGGTCAATTCCATTTATATTATTTTTATCAGTTTTCTTACCACAAATATAGCATTCATCCTGAATTATTTTGTAATATTCTTCTTCAGATAATTCAAAATCATAGCCTCTCTTTGAAGCCCCGGTTTTATACAAATAATAAGATGAACTATTGTGATTCGCAAATGCTTCTGGATACAATTTTCCCTTTATAATACTATTCTTGGTCAAAATATGTTCAATACGTTGTAGGAATGATATATTATCAACAGCCCCTTTTGTAAAATTACAGAGCCGACAACAGCTAGCACAATTTGTAAGAACATAACCTTGTTGTTGGTCCATTCGGTCAATCCCATTAAACCCTTTTTCTTGAATATCCCCGCAATAATGGCATGGTATTTTAACGATTGAATTGAATTGTGCTAGGTCTAATTCGAAGTCATGTCCGCGATTCATTGCTGTTCGTTTGTAGTCTTCATATTTATATCCAACATTCATAAGTCGTGATTCATTAATTCCATATACTTTTTCTGGATTTTTTTCACGCCATATCCGCATTGTTTCCGCATTACGGTCCAAGTATGCTTCTTGATTTTCATTGTGTTGCCTGTCACGGTAATTTAATGTCTTTAAAACAACCTTTTCGTAATTATTTTTAACCCACTCATTCTTAACAGCCACCCGCTCTGGCTTTTTCGAGTTTTTTCTGTCAAGTTCACGCACATGTTCTTTGTCACGCTTCTCATTTTGCCTCGCAAACTCATCGCGACATGCCTTACATGTCTTGGTATCCTGACCATTTGCGCCCACATAACAATCCACTGGGTTCGACTTACAACAAACCGAGCATTGTTTGA